TCAAAGGCGCTGTAGAAGAGGTCGCCAACCAGTTTGCTTCTGGGTATGGCGACGTCGTGGACGCATATGACGGCGCGTATGGGGCCCGTCGTTCCGGATCATAGGGAGGCGGTTGATGAGCACCAGCGATACCCAGCCTGGCGACACCCAGGCAGCCAGCACAGAGCCAGAGGCTCCAGTGCAAGTTGACGAGAAAGAGCTTCTTCTGCAAAGGCGACTTGCCCGCATTGAGGAAGCGCTGGGCCTCAGCCCTCTCACCTAAAACGCAAACCTCAGCTGAGGAACGGCAATGATTCAATACCCGGCAGAATTGCCACTTCCTCTGCAGGAGGGGTATGGCCTGAGCACGGTTGATCCGATGCGGGCTACGCAGATGGTCACGGGGCGGACGCGGTACCGGATTCGACACCGCTACGTCCCGACCGAAGTGCGGTTCAACTTCAACTTCAGCCAGGCCGAGGCAGGCATTTTCGAGGCCTGGTATGCGCGGACCATCAACAACGGGATGGAATGGTTCGAGATCCGGCTGCAGACGCCGGCTGGGTTCACGACCTACCAGGCCCACTTCAAGAGCATACCTGCAGGGCCCGACCTGACGCAGATAACCCGATGGCGCTACTCGGCGGTGGTGGAGCTGAAAGAGCGCCCGCTGATCCCAGCACCGTGGGAGCAGTTCCCGCAGTACTGGCTCAACAAAGACATCATCGACTTGGCGATCAACAGGGAGTGGCCCAAAGCATGAGCCTGATCGAGGAGTGTTACGCCTCGGGCAAGGGGGAGCTGGTGGACACCATCGAGGCTAGAGAGGAGGGTGGCACCGCCTCCCACCTCTACTGCTCTGGCTACGAGGACCGGGTGTGCACGACCGAGGACGGCCGCACGCTCACCTTTACCGCGATGGCCATGGACCTGGGCTTACCCAAGAACGACAACAGCGCGTTCCAGAACCTGGTGCTGGGCTTGGACAACATCACTGGCGAGGTGCAGGAGGTGGTGGAGGCGGCCAAGGCTGCCGATAAGCGCTTCATCATCACCTTCCGCCGCTACCTGGCCGAGGACCTGTCTTTCCCGCAAGAGCGGTACCGCATGACGCTTCTCAGTCGGGAATATGAGGACGACGTGGCCAAGCTCACCGCTGGCTTCTTCGACCTGCTCAATACCAACGGCTTGCGCCGCGTCCTCACCACATCCTTGGCACCTGGCCTGAAGTACATCTGATCATGATCGAGAAATTCATGCGCGCCCCGTATCGCGAGGGCGCACGGGGACCTATTGCCTTCGATTGCTGGGGGCTGTGCATCGCTGTGCGCCACCAGGTGTTTGGCCTGCCGTTGTTGCCCAGCCTGGGCGCGGTGGGCAAGAACAGGATCAAGGCCAACACAGAGGCCTACCACGACCTTCGCCAGGGCATGGAGGAGTGTGCTCCGGAGCCTGGGGCCATTGCCGCAGTGTTCCGTGGCGCCCTGTGCCTGCACGTTGGGGTGGTGGTGGAAAGCGAAGGCCGGCTGAAGGTGCTGGACACAAACCCCGGTGGCGCATGCCTCCGGACAACTGGCGAGTTCGAAGCCGCACAGCCAAAGGTGGTTTACTACCGTGATCGAGTTCTACCCGAACAAGCTGAGTAACACGGCGCCGCTCGGCACCTGGAAGACCGACCGCCGGATGACCATTGAGGAGTGGTTGAAATCCCAGGCCCCGTCCTACGAGCGTCGGGAGAGCCCACCGATCAGCGCTGTGTTGAACGATGAGGTGATCGAGCAGGCCGCCTGGCACAAGGTTACCTTCAAGCCAAACGACCTGCTGCAGATCTACCGCGAGCCAAAGGGTACCGACCCGTTCTCCATCACCTTTGCGCTGTTCAAGGGCGCCAAGGCGGTACTGAAGGCGATCATGCCGAAGATGCCCGGCATGCCATCTAGCGCCGGTACCCAGCAGGGCGACCCCCTGATGGAGGCTAGCGCGAAGGGTAACAAGGTGAAACTGGGCGACCCGGTGCGGCAGATCGCCGGCCACCAGCGGGTTTACCCATCCTACCTGGCCCAGCCTCGCCGGATTCACGTCGCTCCGCGGGATCAGCGAGTGGAAATGCTGCTGTACATCGGCGAAGGCGAATACCAGGTTCCGACCACCAAGGTAAAGGTAGGGGAAACCCCGCTGATCTCCCTGGGTGCCGACGCCACGTTCACGATCTACCCCCCAGGCGCTGACCTGTCTGGAGATCCGGCCCATATCAACTGGTTCAACGTTCCAGAGGTAGGGGCGAGCTCCAGCGGTTCTGCAGGCCTTGAGTTGACCGTGGCCACGGACCTCACCCGTTCCGCCACTGCTTCGGCCTACCAGTTCGTTGACGATACGATCAGTGTTCCTGCCGGCTCCGGGCAGTTCCCGGCAGACTGGTCGAATGGCGTGATCGTCAGAGTGCTTGCCCCATACACCTATACGGTGATCGATGGCGGCGCTGGGCGTGACATTGTCCGCGGGCCACTGTGGATGCTGAATCCAGCGCCTGGCATGCAGATCGAGGTTGCGGGGGCGAATGCTGGCTTGTACGTCGTCTACAGCTACACGCCATTCCGCCCAGCTATTCCGCCCAGCCCGGGCACTGCATCGACTCTCACCGGGTCAGCGGCGCCGAGCCGGTATGACTTCAATGTCACGCCGCTGAGCTTTACGCTGGCGCGCGGCGGGTCCACCTACCCGGTAACGCTGAGCACGGCAACAGCCGACTTAGGCGGCCTCGTGTCTGAGCTGAACAGCCAGCTCAGTGGAACTCCGATCCAGGCTCAGCAAGTCAGCGGCTTACTGCGTTTTGTCGAGTTGACCCCATTTGCAGGGCAGACAATCACGGCTTCCGGCGCGGCCACCATCCTGGGCTCGTCTCCTGTGCGTGCGACCGGTACGCCGACCACCAGCGGAACGCCCGAGCAGCCCGCTGAAATGACCCTGGATTACGACGGGGGCGAGCCGGTGGTGGGGCTGGCACTTGGGCAGGGCCTGGCCACCATCGGTCCCCGCGGACTGCGGTACCGGATCACGGCATTCAGCAACAGCTTGCTGGAGGTTGAGCGCCTGACATCCTCCGGTGCCGTGGATGCTGGTTGGCCGGGCTTCGACAACATGCAGACCGTGAACGGCCTGGTTACCTTAGATGCTTCGAACCTGCAGGGTGGTTACCGTGGGCCGTTCGCCTGCTGCCCTGAAAATGAGAAGGTCACCGAGCTCGAATGGACCATCACCTATGCCAGCGGTCTCCTCGGAATCGGGCGGGAAGGCCAGTTTTATGAGATCCCAACCTACTACGCGTTTGAGTATCGAGACATGGATGTCGCCGGAGCTTGGACCGTCATCGAGATCACCAACGTCGGAGGCAGTCGGGATGCCCAGGGTTTCACCGAGCGGATAGCGCTTCCATATCCGATGCGAGCTGAGGCGAGGGTGCGCAAGCTTTCCAAGGACAGGCCTGGCCGTATCAATGAAGAGGCAAATGACGACGCCACCTGGACTGACCTGCGCGGGCGCATGCAGAACTCGCCCACCAGTTACCCCGGCTTAACGGTCATGACCTGCAACATCCGTGGTGGTGACCGGCTTTCTGCGCAATCCGAAAGTCAGGTGAACCTCGAGGCTACCCGTATCCTGCCGCTGCTGGAGGGCGGTTCAGGGCCTGTACGTGACATCGTGCCCTGGTGCATCTACCAGCTGAAGCAGCGCGGCTATACCGATGAAGACCTCGATCTTCCCGAATGGCAGGCCTTCCACGAAATCTGTGTAGCCCGTGGCGACACCTACGACGATACGCTCGACGCGACGATCACCGTGAAGGACATGGTGAACAACGCCCTGGCGTGCGGGTTCGGCGAATTGGTGACCTTCCGGGGCCTGCTGCGCCCAGTTCGGGACAGTGCCCGGGCAGCATTCGACGTGACCTACGGCCCGAAAACCCAGACGTACTCTCCGCAGAACATGACCAAGATGTTGAAGATCAGCGGCGCCATGCCGTCGATCAACGACTTCGACGGCGTGGACGTAGAGTACTTCTCTCGCGAGACGTGGGCCTGGGAGACGGTCGAGTGCCGATGGCCGGGGGATCAGGGCCTGAAGGTCGAGAAGATCAAGATGCCCGGGTTCAGCGAAGAGGCAAGGGCCTGGCGATTCGGCATGCGTCGGCGTGGCCACCAGAAGTTCAGGACGGACATCTACACCTGGGAAACCGAGATGGATGGGAGCAACAGCGGCTACCTGAGCTTCGCGGCTGTGGCGGATGACGCTCCCAAGCGCTGCCAGAGTGCGATTCTGTTGGATTGCGTGGTCACGGGTTCAGGAACGCTCTTGCGCTGCTCCGAGCCGCTGGCCTGGTCCTTTACGGAGCAGAACCTGATCGGTATTCGGCGGCTGGATGGCACGCTGTCTGGCCCATGGGACGCGGTCCGCATCGACGACTACACCGCTGTTGTGACAGCGCTCGACTTCACGCCCCAGCTTGATGGCCCGCTTGAGCCGCCGCATGTGCTGTTTGGTCAGGCCTCCCGCTGGGCCTACCCGGTGCTGATCACCAGCTCTGATCCAGGGCAAAACGGAAACGTGGCAATGAAGGGTATGCCCTACGACAGCCGCGTTTACACCTACGACGACCAATTCCCGCCGGCCTGACCGGACCCTGACGAGCATGCCCGCCGAGCGCGGGCTTTTTTGTGCCCGGAGAAAACATGGCTTACAACACGCACAATCCGATCCCGTCCAGTGATCCGCGCGACCTTTTCGACAACACCACAACCATTGATCTGATCATCAACAGTGGGGCCGACCGTGTGCCTGGGCGATTCGGCCAGATGCTTTACACCTGGGGCTTCTTCCACCGCCTGGTTGAGACAGCAGTGGTGCAGATCGATGGTGTCATTGCCAATGCGACAAGCCAGGTCAACGCTCGGCGAGATTCTGGTATTGCAGAGATCAACCAATCTGTAGCTGCTGTAGATGCTGCTGAGGCAGCGGCCAAAGCTGAAATGGAAGAGACGGCCGCGAATCTCGGCAATGACCTCAACAACAAGTCGTATGCCAAGTACAGCGAGATGCTGGCCGACCCGCAAACGCGCGATAGTGTCGTCGGCATCGTCGACGGTGACGAAGACCCTAATCTTGACGGCTGGTATCGCTGGAGCTCGGCGAGCCAGCGGTGGCAGCGTATCGAGCAGCAGCCCCTCGTTACCGCAGAGGGCTTCAGCGAGAAAACACTGTTTTCCTTGCTGGATTCCAACCGGTTAGAAACGTGGCTTGGCGTAAACTCCGTCGATGGCGGCCCATCTGAGCACGCGGAGCGCCTGTTGCGCCTGATGTTCGGGATCTTCTCGCAAGGGCGGACCGGATACCTTGCTGCGCTGGCCGATGCGAACGGGCTTATGACCGACCTAGCCATTCGCGACACGGACGGTCAATTCGATGACTTCGTGATGGAGCGGTGGGCCCCGCGCATCAACCAGAGAATTCTGGACAAGGTTGAGATCGAAGGCCGAACCGGGTATCTGTTCGGTATCGCTGACGCCAACAGGGTTATGACAGACCTGTGCGTGGATGATGTAACCGGACAGTTCCCGCCTTTCGTAGTTGAGCGCCTGGCGCCTAGGATTGCCAGGTATCTGCCACAGCCTTCCGGCGACAGCGCTTGGCTGCTGAATGACCAATACGTTGACGACGAGGGGAAGGTGCGCCGGGTATTTGCCAATCCGCTGTCCTGGTCCGGTTGGGGCTCGTCCACCATTGACGAGTGGGTCGAGCTGGGCGCGATCGCTGGCCAGTTTGGCGCTACCTACTACAACGGCGGCAACGGCGCGACCGAATTGCAGCACAACCTGGCGCAGATGGGCGCCCGTCCGGCGCTGCTACTGCCGCAGGGCGGCGAGATTCCCGCCAGTGGTTCGCTGGTGGTGGCCTGTAGCAACGTCATCCCCGTGGCCGCCTTCAAGGCCACGGCCGGGACGCTGGCCGGGGTGAGCGGCACCCTGACCAGCAGCGCGACAGAATGGACCTTCACCCGCAGCGCTCCTGGCTCGGCGGTGGCGGTCGCCGTCGAGACGCCCTTCATCCCGACTAATGGCTTGTTCCATCGTGGTGATACCTGGGCCATGAACGAGGGCAAGAACGATATCAACAACGGTCGGCCCATGGAGCAAACCATGGCGTGGCATCAGTTGGCCTACAACTGGAACAGCGCGTTGAATAAGCGTGTGATTGTCATGACGCACTTCGGACATACCGGCAACCAGAGCCCAAGCCATACCGCGAAATGTAAGCAACTGAATGATTTCATTCACGCAACCTACGGTGACCATGTTTTCGATCTGGCTGCTTATCTCTGCAGCGCGGAAGTATGGGAAGACACTGGATTGACTCCGACCGCAGCGGACCTTCAGAACCAAGCCGCTGGATGCCTGCCTGCAAGCCTTAGCCGTGACAACCTCGCGCACATGAACGCCAAAGCGCGGGCCGCTGCGGCCAACAAACTGAAATCTCAGCTCATCAATATGGGATGGTTCAAAGAATGAAGACTCTAGTAATTAAATCTCGGTTTGCGCTGTCGGCCCCGCTGCCTGGGACGCCAACAATGCCCACCTACGACCCCTCGTTGATGGCCAGCTATGATGCAAGCTCCATGGACCTCAGCGGCACAACCCTGACCAAGTGGCGGAACAAGCAGGGCGCATGGGGTTCGCTTGGTGATTTGGTGACGGCAAAGTCTCAATTCCCAATCAGCGTTGATAACGGGGCCGCGATATTTATCGGCGGCGGAAACGAAACCTACCTGGACAGCTCCGCACTGGTGAGCGAGCTGCCGCTGGGCAAAGCCACTTTTATCGCGAGGGTTCGGTTTGGCTCGAGCGCCGATGCGCTGGACTGTACTATTTTCTCCAGCCAATCAACCGCCAAGTATGCTTTCGCCAGGCGCAGAACTTCTACTGGCACTCCAGGTACATTTGATGTCGGTCTTTCTCAGGGCAACCCGCAAGCCAGCACTACGCTGTCACTGGCGAAAGAGGTTTGGGCGGATGTGGTTCTTGTGGTGGACGGCAACAACTCTAAGTTTTACATCGACGATCAGGTCAACACATTAGCGCTTGGATCGACAGCCGCCGCGCTCCCATCCTTGCGACTGGGTGCAAACAACGCAGGCGCAAACCGGTTGAATGGCCGCATTAGCCACTTCCGAGTCTACAACCGAGCCATCGCGCTTGATGAGCTAAAGGAAATTAGGGCGAGCATGTAACTCGCCTCCTGCTCCGGAATCAACCGTTCATGACCCGCCTAGTGCGGGCTTCTTTTTGCCTGGAGAAAACCCATGACTACACCCCGCGGCGTCCGCAACCGGAACCCCGGCAATATCGATTTCAATCCTCGGAACGACTGGCAGGGCCAGATTGGCAAGGAGCCCAATGGCCGTTTTGCCATCTTCGACACACCCGAGAACGGCATCCGCGCCCTGGGCAAGCTACTGATCAACTACCGGGGCAAGGAGGGCATGCCCGGGGTAGGCGGGAAAGGCATCGACACGGTGCTCGAAACCATCAACCGCTGGGCTCCGAGCAATGAGAACGACACTCAGGCATACGCCTCGGCTGTAGCCAAGCGGCTTGGCGTGCGTACCACTGACCCGATCAACATCAAGGACCCAACCACCCTGCGCGGTATGGTGGTCAGCATCATCATCCATGAGAACGGCGGTAACCCGTACCCAGCGGCAATCATCGATGAGGGCGTACGGAGGGCTCTGGCATGAAGTCCTTGGTTATTAGGTGCGCGCTGCTGCTGGCGCTCCTGGGTAGCTACTGGCTGATGTACCAGCACGGCCGGGCGGTAGAGCGGGCCGAGGCCGCCGCCGCATCAGCCCAACGGGACAGTGGCGATCGCTTGGCCGAGGTGATCGGCGAGCGCACGGCCCGCCAGGAAGAACAACGACGCGCCCGGGCGCAGGAGGAGGCGAGAGCTCATGCCCAGGAAGAACGAACGATTGCTGATGTTGGCGCTGCTGGCGCCGATGCTGTTGGCCAGCGGCTGCGCGACGAAGGCGCCAAGCTCGCCGCCACCGTCAGTTGCCCCGGCACGGATACCGCCGCTGTCGCCCGAGGCCAGGCAGCCACCCGCGCCGCCATGGTGCTCTCCGACCTGCTCACACGGGCTGATGCTCGAGCGGGAGAGC